GATAAATTCTGCAAAGAGAATAAAATCAATCTTGACGAAAAGACTTGTGTTATATGTAATAAACTTTTTACTGAGTTTGGGGCTAATCCACAACCAGTAAAAGAGAGTGGAGTATGTTGTAATAAATGTGATAACGAAGTCGTGATACCGGCTAGAATGGAGGGTTTAAATGCCAAAAAATAGTATCTCTGATGTTGTAGCTTTATCTTGGTTACAACGAGAAGAAACAAGGAACGAAGAAGGGAGTATTACAGATGATGAATTGAAAAAGTATCTTGAAGACTTTGGAAAAAACTATATCATCTATAAGGCTGATTATAACGAAAAACCTCAAGACTTAACTAAATATGGTTTAAGAGTAATTACTCATCGGGCTATTTATAGAGGTTACGATGTCTACTTTACTGCTGAAGGTTTCGATATAATACTTGCTGATGCTCTTATCCATAGAGAGAAAAATGATAGCGATCATGCTGGAAAGAAATATAAAGCTATGGAGCATATAGATAATATGCATAAAAAGTTACAGAAACAGATAGAAGCTAACATTCAAAGAGTAGATGCACAAGTCAAAATAAAACGATAGTTGTTTAATATTGTTATCTATTCTATATTTTAAAATATAAGTTAAATAAATAAAAAGGAGAATATAATGAAAAAAAAGTTTTGGAAAATAGCTGTTTATAGTTATGGTAGAGCTTATGGAGGACCTGAGGAAGGGGGTTGGTATTTTGATTCTGGTGATCGAATTAAGGAAGGTAAATTAATTTTTACTAATCCTAAAAAAGCTAATCGTGCTTGTGGTCTTTTTAATAAATTATTCAGTAAGAGTTGGAGTAATAGAGAAACCGGGATTGTCTGCCAGGTTTATTTTCGTGGCACACCAGAGTCCTTTCCAACGAAAGAACCTTATTACTGCTAGTGAGGATAAAGATATAATTAAAGCTTGTAATCTTTAATTTACATTCATAAATAAATCGCTATATTAGGATAAATATGGCGATAACTATTGACCAAATACATCAAACTAATGAGGCAACCTTATCCCACATGGAAAAAGCTTTCTGTGAGGGTATAGCTAGTGGAAAAGGTAAGAGACAAGCGGCTGTTGACGCAGGTTATTCTGAAACTTCAGCTCACGTACAAGCTGCCCGCAACTTAAAGAAGGATAAGATTATCCAATACATAGATAGATTGCGGGTTGATGCTAGGCGCTTAACAAGTGAGTCTGTGTCAAAAGAGGTTGAGAAACTTGACAAAGTGTATGCTGATGCTTGTGCCAAGAAGCAGTATTCAGCAGCAGTCAATGCGATAAGACTGAAAGCACAACTGTTAGGGTTTTTGATTGAGAAGAAAGAAGTACAACACTCAACACTTGATGCTATGAACGATGATGAGATGTCCTCATACCTAGACAAGATAGCCAAGGACCACAACATTCAGTAGCAAGCAACCCGGCCTTGTTGAAGGCTGTTGAAAGTGGCTTGTTGAAAAGTGCTTGAGCCCGAGTGATCAGCACGGATCCTAGGATCAAGACGGATCAGCAGGGATCAAGAAAAATAAAAAAAAATAAATGATTAAAAAAGCTCGGTGATAATGATTCGCAAAGCTCTATACATTACACTACGATAAAATAATAAATTAAGAAAAAAAAAGTTTCTAATTGATATTAAATAAATATTAATAAATAAATTAACTAATTAAAAAAAATAAATTATGCTTATATACTTATTCAGAATACCGATAGTTTTTATATTATTACTTAATATATTTATTCTTCTCTCATAGATAGAATAACAAAAACACAATAAGAACAAATCGAGAACAAAACGAGTCCGTCCATAATATAATTCAACCGATTTTTTTTCTTTTAATTTCTTTTAAAATAAAATAATATTCTAATAACTTTTTAAATTAAATTAATAAATAAATTATTATCTTTAAAAAGTTAGAAAGTAGAAAGCTATGAAAATAGAAAAAAATAAAATAGTCGAGAATAAAATCGCTTTATCTTTTAGAGAATATAAAGATAAGAAAATTTTATTTAGATTATTTAATAATAAAAGAGATAAGACGAAGTCTTTTATTATTTACGAAAAAGCTAAATTTTCGACTAATATCGAAAAAGCTTTTAATAACGATTATAGAAAAATAGATATCGAATACGATACTACGAAAAATAATCGTTTTAAGAAAGTAAATCTATTAATAGATTTAAATTCTTATCTAGATAAAAATAAAAAAGACTTATATTTAGATTTAATTAATTCTAATCTAGAATATATTAAAACTAATAAAGTTAGTAACGATATAATCGAGAATATAAAATACTTCGAGAATAAAGTTAAAAGTCTTTAATTAAAAAGTAAATTAAGCGAGTAAGATTAATTTCTTACTCGCTTTTTTTTTATTCTTTTTTTTCTTAAAGAGTAATTAAAAAAAACTAATCTTAAAATAAAAAACTAATCTTAAATAGATAGCGATTTAAAATCGTATTAAGTTTAATTAAAAAAAATCGTATTAAGTTTAAAAAGCGAATGGGCTCTTTCGAGGGAGAAAGAGTAAGAAAGAGTGATGAATGAATTAAATGTATATAAATTTTATAGCTGTACATTTTGCTTTTTAAATAGTAGCCTACGGAAAAAATATAAGGAGTATCTTATGATTTTAAAAATAAAAAATAAAATTAAAAGTTTAATAGCTTGGCTTCAAACTTTTAATGTGTGTCAATATATACCTTTTTCTTCAAAATTATGGAAAGACGGAATGTGTCCTTTATGTAAATCAACTAACTGGAGCTGTGGAATAGCAATAGTTGGGATTATAGCTTTAATCATTTTTCTTTCTTAAACTCAACGAATTAAATTATTGGAAAAAACTTTAGATTTTATAACAGTGAGTATATGCTTGTTGTTAATGGGAGTAACTTTAGCTCCTATTTATATAACACAACTTATACTAAAATTATGTAGATATGTAAGTTTATTAATATCTTGGATACTACAAAAAATAATTGTTTCACTGAACCTAATTACTGAATATTACGGAACTTTAATAGTTTCTTTACGAAATAAAAAATAATTTCTGTTCGGTAATTTAGGTGCTGTTTTACTAAATGGTAGGGAGACTTACTTGAAACAGGGTGGACGGTGGGCAAATATTTTTGTTTATATATTCTTATAAACAGAATAAGGTGAAGTATGTCCATATCAGTTTTACTTCCTACTCGAAAAAGAATTCCTTTAATTAAGAAATGTACAGAATCATTATTAGATAATGCTAAAGAGCCAGATAAGATTCAACTACTTTATGGAGTAGATGACGATGATAAAGAAAGTATAGATTTTTTAAAAGATATTAAACATCCTGCTAGATCAGTAATTAAGTTTAAAAGATTAG